AAGTTCCTAGTGCAGTAACCGTTAAAGATAACTTTCCGACTTATCGTCTACTTGCGGTAGAGGATTCTCTTGAGTACCTTGTAGATCAACTAGTTGAATATCGTAAACGTCAGAAAACTATAGAGGTAGTTCAAGATGCCGCTGAGTATATCTCTGTCGGTAACCACGACGCAGCTATTGCGGCAATGACTTCTGGTGTAGCAACTATCTATGACGAGGGTATTGCAAAGAGCGCTGATATAGACCTTACAAAAGATGCTTTAAAACGTTTTGATGAGTACCTGGAGATTAAAACTCGTCCAAATGGACTGCTGGGCTACAGCACTGGTTTTAAAACCATTGACGAGGCTACAGCCGGGCTACAGCCAGGGCAACTGATTACTATCATTGCTCCACCTAAAACTGGTAAATCTGTGTTGGCTATGCAGATGGCTGTAAACGTGCACCGAGATGGTCACGTACCTATGTTTTTATCTTTTGAAATGAGTAATTTAGAACAGCAACATCGTCACGATGCTATGCGTGCAAACATTGCCGCATCTAGGTTACAACGTGGAAATCTTCGTTTTGAGGAAGAGAAGCGTTACAAAGACGTTCTTGCAGAGATGGAAACGATGCACAAGTTTTATTTAACAGACTCTACTTCTTCTATGACTGTCTCTGGTCTTTCAGCAAAGATTGACAAGATTAAACCAGATATTGTTTTTGTTGACGGCGTGTACCTAATGGTTGACGAGGCTTCCGGTGAAGCAAATACACCACAAGCTTTAACAAGTATTACACGTAACTTAAAGCAGTTAGCTATGCGTGCCGGAGTTCCTATTGTTATTACAACACAGGTACTTCTATGGAAGATGAAGAAGCGCCAGGTATCAGCAGATGCAATTGGTTACTCATCCTCATTCTTCCAAGACTCAGATGTGATTCTAGGTCTACAAAGACAAGATGAAGAAGACGATTCTTCTAGAGAGTTAAAGATTGTTGCTAGCCGTAACTGCGGTCCAGCGTCTACAGATCTACTATGGGATTGGGAAGGTGGCAAGTTTGAAGAATATGGATTTTTTGGCCAACCAATTCAATCCTTTTAACGGGACACAACTATGCTCTGATGAAGATCCGGAATTGTTTTTTCCGGAGTACGAAGAACAACGTCAAGGGTATTTAATACGAATAAACAAAGCAAAGGATATATGCAACAGTTGTTGGATTAAAGAAGACTGTTTAAAGTATGCATTACAATTTCCTGATTTACAGGGGATTTGGGGAGCTACGACTCCTCACGAAAGAAAGAAGATAAGACATGAGGCACATCAGCGATCTAAAGCCTGATTACACAAACGCTATGGATGTCCGCGGAGAACCTACTCACGTATGTCCTTGCGGATCTACGTTGTGGGATGTTAAGTGTATGTTTCAAGACTACGAAATTTCTATGTACTTTTTAGACATGGAGTGCGCAGAGTGTGGAACTAAAGCTACCGCACCTACACTTGTTGACATGCCGGAAGACTACGTAATGATGGACGACCGCTCAAAACTTGAGTACGACGAAGACTACCAAGGAGAATAAATGTACCGCGAGGGCGATATAGAAGGTGCCTTGCTTCGGCTTGGTATCGAAGTCAACCAACGTAACAATGAGTTACTTGGTCTATGTCCTATGCACTTAGAGCGCACAGGCCGCCCAGATTCAAACCCATCCTGGTCAATGAATGTAGAAACTGGTGTCCACCATTGCTTCTCCTGTGGATACCGGGGAACACTTCTTACATTAGTTGCAGAGATCAAAGAGTATATGACTATTTGGAATCGTCTTGACTTTGACGCTGCCAAGGAATGGCTACGTAGCAACATCGAAGTTAACTTTGAGTTGCTCGCAAAACAACTAGAGGAAGCCAAAAACTCTTATGTTGCTGTCCAACGTCCTATTGAGATGAGTGAGGCACGACTTGCAGTGTTCACCTCTCCTCCTAAATGGGCGTTGGACGCAAGGGGTTTAACTAAAGAAGCCTGTGCTTTACACAGCGTTCTTTGGGATAACAGCAAAGAGGGTTGGATTACGCCCATACGAAACTCAGATAATAAGAAGCTGATGGGTTGGCAAGAAAAAGGTCAGAAGACCAGATACTTTAGAAACCGCCCTACCGGAGTTCAAAAATCAAAGACTTTATTTGGTTTAGATGTTTGGGAAGGCGGAACAATGATTATTGTTGAGTCCCCACTCGATACAGTAAAACTCTCATCATTGGGAATTAAAGGTGGCATCTCAACTTTTGGTGCATCTATCAGCGATGAACAATTCTCATTGATGAGAATGGCTGATAAGTTAATTTTTGCATTTGACAACGATGCTGCAGGAAAAACAGCAAACCTAGACGTGTTGGCCAGAGTACGAAGTGGTGGCATGGAGTGCTGGTTTACAAAGTACGAAGATGATCAGTACAAGGACATTGGCGATATGCCAGAAAATACAGTACAATTATTATTAGAGAACATAAAACATTCTGTATTTGGGGGAGTAAGCATATGATTATAGGGTTGTCAGGATACGCTCAATCAGGTAAAGATACCTTTGCTAGCATCCTTGTACAAAAATATGGATACACTCGCGTTTCCTTTGCTGATTCAGTACGAGAACTTGCTTATGCAACAAACCCAATGTTTGACTTTGTTGCTGGAGAGCCTAGATTTTTAAAAGATGCTGTAGACAGATGGGGTTGGGAAGAAGTTAAAAAACACACCCAAGTTCGTAGGTTGTTACAAAACATTGGTTTAGGTGCTAGAACAGTTATTGATGACTCTGTATGGATTTCGTTAGCCCTTAAAAAAATACATAATATTGAAAAAGTTGTGTTTACAGATGTTCGTTTTGAAAATGAGGCTGATCAAATTAAATCTTTAGGCGGTAAAATTTGGCGGGTTAAACGCATTAACATAGATGCTGTAAACTCTCATGTGTCGGAGTCTGAATTAGACAGCTACAACGTAGATCAAATTTTTGTTAATAATGGCACTATTGAAGAGTTAACTATACTTCTTCAAACTAGAATGAGGGCCTATGTATAAAGTATGTAGTGACTGTTAATGACCTTTAAGGGCACTCTGCTTCCCTACCAGGTAGGTGCTGTAGAGTCTATGGTTGAGCGAAAGAAGATGCTTGTAGCCTATGACCTAGGTTTAGGCAAAACAGTGCTCACTATTGCTGCATTAGAAAAACTTGACATTAAAGAGCCTGGTCTGGTAATATGTCTTTCTAGCCTTAAGTATCAGTGGGCCGAACAGATTAGGAAGTTTACAGATGCTGGAAACCCTTTGGTCATTGATGGTACGCCCAAGCAAAGAGCAGCTCAATACGAAGAAGCCATCGACGGCAAATATACTCACATTATTATTAACTATGAGCAAGTTGTTAACGACTGGGAGTATGTACGACACCTCCCGACGGGCTTCATTGTCTGCGACGAAGCCACAGCAATCAAAAGTTTTAGATCAAAACGATCTAAATACGTAAAAAAACTTTCTAGTAAAGTTAAGTTTGCTCTTACAGGAACTCCTATTGAAAATGGTAAGCCTGAAGAGCTTTACAGCATTATGCAATTTGTAGATCAAAAAGTTTTAGGTCGTTTTGACCTATTTGATAAGACGTTTATTCTTAGGAATAAATTTGGTGGTGTAGAGCGTTATAGAAACTTACCTACACTTAGTAAAACTTTAGCTGGTGCTACGGTTAGAAAACGTCAACAAGATCCAGACGTTGCCCCATACCTTCCTGACACTATCTTTGCTGAGCCTATTCTTGTACAGTTCGACAGTCCTGGGGCAATCCTCTATAAGAGTATTGCAAGAGACTTGCTTAAAGATCTAGATGATGCTGTAGATTCTTTTGGCTCTTCTTTTGACATATTTAGTCACTACGCGGGTGAGCATAATAACGACATGATGGACTCATTAAAGGGTAAAGTTATGTCTAAGTTAACCGCATTAAGAATGCTGTGCGATCATCCAGAACTAGTTAAGATTTCTGTAGCTACATCTGGATACGCTGAAGAGTTGCACTCAGCTAATAGATTAGATAAAGTCAGTAAGTCTCCAAAGTTATCTGCTCTGAAAGAATATGTAGATAATTTTTTAGGGGAATACGAAGGCAATAAGGTTGTTATATTTACTAGTTATGTATCTATGACTAGGATTATTCAAGAAGAACTCAACTACGGTACAGAAGTATATACCGGTAAAATGAACGCAAAAGAAAAAGAACGTGCTAAAATACATTTTCAAACTGATCCTAACTGTCGTATTCTTATTAGTTCTGATGCCGGTGGTTATGGTGTCGATCTCCCTCAGGCTAATTTACTTATTAACTATGATCTTCCTTGGAATGCTGGGCTCGCTCTTCAAAGAAACGGAAGAATACGACGAGCCTCGTCCACATGGAACCACATAGTAATTCAAGAGTTTCTTATGGAAGGGTCTATTGAAGAACGTCAACACGATATGTTAATTCAAAAGATGTCAGTGGCTAATGCTATTATTGACGGAGAAGGTATTAACGATCAGGGTGGCGTTACATTAACGGTGGGTACACTTAGGGCTTTCTTAGAGCAAAGTTTGGTTTAGAATATCTTTATGGCAAAAACTAAAACACGCACCCTAAGGGTCTCAGATAGCTTATGGGAGGCTGTAAAGGAGAAGTCCTCTATAGAGGGCAAAACCATTACAGACGTCATTGTAAAGGCTTTGGAAGAGTACATCGGGGACTTGCGCTCCTAACCTTCCTAGGCTATACTAATAATAGGAGGGGTAAATATGCCTAAAGTATTAGAGCGTGAAGAACCAAAAGACAACACTTTTATAACTAAAGTGTCTACATTTCTTTCTTTAAGAAGTCGTATAGATGACATGACTAAAGAGAAGTCAGTAATTCAAGCAGAGCTGTCTGACCTAGTTGATACAACTGGCGAGCCTGATGAAAAAGGTAGTCTGTGGCTCCATCTTCCCCACGAAGTTGATGGATACACGGCTTTGCAACGTCAGCGCAAAGTATCTCAAGTTTTAGATCAAGATGAGGCTGAGAGCATACTTAAGAGCAAAGGTCTCTTTGATCGTTGTTACGAAATGCAACCTGTACTTAAAGAAGATGAAGTAATGGCCGCTCACTTTGAGGGACTAATTACTGAAGCAGAAATCGATAAGATGTTTCCTAACAAGGTCTCATGGGCTTTCGTACCTAAGAAGGCTTAGTATGGATAAGATTGACGAGATGTTTTCTGGCATGGGAGATTTTTATCCAGGCTCTAAAAATAAACGTCGTGCCGTTGATCCCAATGCTAAACCTAGAGTAGTAAAAGATAAAGAATCCTGGGACCTAAATCCACAGGTTAAAAAACTACCTAACGGAAACGTGGTAGAATTATATAGTGCGGGGTCATTGTGCCTAGCATTAGGACGACCTATAGTAACTGTTAGGCTTTGGGAACGAAAAGGGTACATACCACGTGCACCTTATCGCTTAAAGTCAGTTGTTGTTGCAGGAGTAAATAAGCCGGGTTGGCGTATGTACTCTAAGGCAATGATTATAGCTGCTGCAGAATCGTTTGAATCTCGTGGCCTCATAGAGGCCCCAAGAATTGATTGGAATCGACATCCAGCTCTGTCAATCGAATTAACAGAAAAATGGAAAAAGATTCACGATCAAGAAACAGCACCAAAAACTACCTAGCGTAAAGACTCTACTGAGTCTTAGCTATCAACTAACTACCGAAAGGAAATACCAATGACATCGTCATTAAAAATTAAGAAAAACGTACCAAACGTTGATTCCTATGGAACAATCACAGCACCAGAAGAAGAACTGTTTGTTGCAGAAGATGAAAACGAAGTCCCTGAACACTCAGCAGTGATTCAGCAAGGATGGGCAGCTGCTAAGAAAGCAGTAGCGAAGTCTACAAAATCATTTGCAACAGATTTTCGTTTCGATGAAGATGTGCAACTTATCAAATTCATCTCAGACGAACCAATGGCATTTATGCAGCACTGGGTTAATCGTCCAGGAAAGAAATCCTTTATTAGTATTGGTGAGGATGATCCACTGATTGCAGTGGGAAGTAAGCCAGACCCAAAGTTTGCGTTTACAGTTCTTAACCTCTCTGATGAGGATCCACAGGTACAACTGATGGTTGTAGGAATCCGTCTATGCGGTCAGCTAGAAAAGCTTGCATCTAATGCAAAGACAGGGCCGTTAAATCGTTCTGATCTTTACTGGGCAGTAAGCAAGTCTGGTCAAGGCACAAAGACTTCATATTCCATCATGCCTGTAAAGGAAAGAGATTTAGCCGAGGAATGGGAAATCGATCCTGTTGCCGCTTCTGAGATGATTAAGACACTTAAGCCTCTTGGACAAGACTCTTTATACACGTCTACTAAAGCAGAACTTGCTGAAATTGCTCGTGAAATTGCGTCAGGTAACTAATTTAATCCATTAACGTTATGGGGCCCTAGTTTTAGGGCTCCATAACTATTCCTTAGGAGAGCGATGAATATTATAACTACAGGTGCACAGCTTAAAGAGATGGTTGCTGCCTACAATAACGCTACGGCGTTTGTCTTTGACGTGGAAACTGTTGGTGATCATCGCGGAGACCCAAGACAGAACATAATTACTTGGATTGCCTTTGCTACTACCGGACGTGTAGATGTTATTCCTATGGGTCATCCTAATGGAGATTACGTTACTACAGAGTACCCCCTACTTCCTTCTGCTAAGGATAGAGAGATCAAAGGCCTAGCATTACGAACATCTGATTACAGTAAAGATGGGCGCAAAGCAAAAAAGATCTTTACAGAAGCACCTGAGCAACTTACTCCAGGTGAAGTATTTAAAGTCCTAAAGCCTTTGTTCTTTAGCGACAAGGTTAAGATCGGGCACAACCTTAAGTTTGATTTACAGAGCGTTACTAAATATTTAGGTGAGTTACCGGCCCAACCATATGCATGTACCCTCAACGCAGCGTTTATTATCAATACACAGAATAGGCACAATCTAGGCTTAGATGATTGTCTTAAAAGAGAATTTGATTACAACATGGTTAAAGGCGTTGGTAAAGAGGTAGAGGTTTATAGTTTTGACGAAGTCGCTACCTATGCTGCTCTAGATGCCGAGTGGACTTGGAAACTTTGGGAGCGCTACTCTTCAAGATTAGATACAGATAACCTCAAAGGACTATTTAACCTTGAGATGGATGTATTAGAAGTAATCTCTAGCATGGAGTTACGGGGAGCAGACATTGACGTTAAAGAACTTTCTACTTTAAAAGACAGTCTAGAGATTCAACTAGAGTCTACTAAAGCTGACATCTACCGCGTTGCAGGTAAGGCATTTAATATAAACAGTGTGCCAGAAAAACAACGCATTTTGTTTTCTAACAAGAAAGACGGCGGTAGAGGGCTACGTCCAAAAACATTAACTCCCGCAGGAGAAAAAAGATTAGACAAAGGAGAGCCACCAACTGTTGCTGACTTTTCTGTTTCAGAACCAGCCCTACAGATGTTTGCCGGTAAGGATGTTCTTGTAGATTCTATGCTTAATTACTCAGACTTAAACAAGCTATTGACTACTTATGTAATTCCATACCTAGGTGGAGATATTACTAGAACTACTGCTGGTAAGTCTAAGATTGTAGCAAAGAAGAGTCTTCTTTTAAACAATCGTATTCATACTGACTTTGTACAGTACGGTGCAGAGACAGGTCGTTTTTCAAGTCGCAACCCTAATTTACAAAACATACCTAATGCAAGAACTCCAAATGGTAAGGCTATTCGTAATCTATTTATGGCTCCGGAAGGGCATAAATTAATTGTTGCTGACTACTCTCAGATTGAACCTCGTGTTCTAGCTTCATTTAGCGGAGATCATATTATGTGTACCGCCTACATGGAGAACGAGGACATTTATATAACTATTGGTAACACAGTGGGTGTAGATAGATCAGCTGCTAAGGCTTTAGTCCTGGCTATGATGTATGGGGTTGGACCAGATAAAATTGCTTTAGATATTAATTGTTCTGTAAATGAGGCTCGGGGTCTTCTTGACAGCTTTGTAGCTAAGTTTCCCTCTGTGGCAAGGTATAAAAAACTTGTTATCAGTGAGAGCCGCAGTCGTGGTCCAGTTCCCTATGCTTTGACCTATATGAAACGACGTAGATACCTACCTGAGCTGCGTTCTTCGGTTGCTTGGGAGCGTTCTAGGGCTGAACGCCAGGCTTTTAACACAGTAATCCAGGGGTCTTCGGCAGATCTCATAAAGCTTGCTATGATTAGAGCACATAAAATGATTCCAAATGAGTCAAGTCTTACCCTAACTATTCACGATGAATTAGTTACGGTAGCTCCTAATCATTTGGCTGAGGAAACAATGGAGGCTATTCGTGAGGCAATGGAAGGTATTAAAGCTTTGAGGATCCCAATGATTGCTGATATAACAATAGTTGAGCGTTGGGGAGAAGCTAAATAATGTTTTGGAAAAATAAACATAGACATGTGCGTAGGAAGTATCCTATCCAGGTTTCGCTACCGGTATTGATTCGACAAGTAATCTATGATTCAATGCTTATGCCTTCAGAAGGTATTGCTGATGCTTTAGGGCTGCCTCCAATTTCTGATGAGGTTGCTGAAATGGAAGAAGAGGCTAGTCAAGGTCGTTTAGAAAAGTTTTCTTCTCTAATACCGTTTATTGACTCTCATGCAGACATCTGTGCACGTATTGCAACAGCAGCATACTTTTTAGAAGATGATGATATAGATAAGCTTGACGTTGACGACGCAGATACACTGACTAAACTATTTAGACTAGTTGCTCTTTCTTCCTCAGTTTCTTGCGTATCAACTTTACTTAGTTTAGGTTTAATAAAAGTTACAGGAGATGAATATGAGCACTAATAACTGGTGGGTTAACAAACTTGGTGGTGCTCCAGCATCAACCCAATCAACACCTGCTCAAGGTCCTCCACCTAGTAACGTGTACCGTGCTCAACCTGGTATGCCAAACACACAAGTATATTATGATAATAATCAAGATCAATTAATTTCAAAAGCAGTTAGCGCAAGACACTCGTCTTTTTGTCCAAACTGTAGTTCAGGTAATTACTTTGCTCCACAAGGTACTAGTCGCATGAGATGTTATGACTGCGGTTACCCTATAGTTCAAGGTGGTTCTGGTGCAGGAATGCCGGGTGGAAGTGGTCCGGCAACACCAGCAAAACAAGTTAATCAAGGCGGCGGGTACAATCCAGGCACAATAGTAGATAGGATGGGATAATGGCCGTATTAAACGCAGAGGCTCTTAAGGTAGCAGCAGGAATTAATAAGAAGCTTGGTGCAGGCACAGTAGTTCCTGCAAGTAAGGTTAGGCTTCCAGAGCGCATTACTACTGGTTCTTTAACTTTAGATGTTGTTCTTGGTGGCGGTTTTCCTATGAATCATTGGGTGGAACTAGTGGGAGAAGCGTCACACGGAAAAACTGCTTTAGCTCTTAGAGCTATTGCAGCAAATCAAAAACTTAACCCAGAGTTTACTGCAGTATGGATTGCTGCAGAAGCATTTGATGCTCAGTACGCTGAGCTTTGTGGTGTAGACACAGAGCGTGTTCTACTTGTAGAAACTAATAGTATGGAGGATGCATTTGATTCGGTCATTCAATTTATGGAAAGCAAGGCTGTGGATCTTGTTGTTGTGGATTCCCTTCCTGCCTTGGTTCCTAGCGCAGAAGATGAAAAGCATATGGAAGAATTTACTGTGGGTCGTGGCGCACTTATTACCAATAAGTTCTTTAGAAAAGTGGCGTCAGCTACCAAACGAGACCTCGTTGAAGCAGAACGACCAGTCTTAGGAATTATGATTAATCAGTATCGTATGAAGATCGGTGTTATGCATGGAGATCCTCGTACAACCCCTGGTGGACTTGGCAAGGACTATGCTTATAGTATCCGTGCTGAAGTAAAACGTGATGAGTGGCTAGAAGTAGGTACCGGTCAAGACAAGCGTCGTATCGGGCAAACTATTCGTGTTCGTACTATTAAGAACAAGACATTCCCACCACAGCAAACAGCATACCTAGATTTTTACTTTGCTAACGGAGGCCCTGTTGACGCAGGCAGCTACGACACCGGCAAAGAAATTGTTGCTCTATCTATCCTTAACGGCATCGTAGACCGCAGAGGTGGTTGGATGTATTACGGTGAGCGTAAATGGCAAGGTGCTCAGGCATTAATCGACTCACTTCGTGAAGAGATTGATCTAAGAGAAGAACTTACACGTGCTGTTATGGACACACTAAAGTCTAATCCAGTTATGGCGTTAAATGAAGAGTGAAGGACAAAAACAATCTCTCAAGCATGAAAAGAGATTAGAAGAGATTACAGGTGGCCAGCGCAGTGCTGCCTCCGGAGCTTTTTGGTCGCGTAAAGGTGATGTCAGAAATGACGAACTTTTGATCGAGCATAAGTGGACCGGTAAAAAGTCCGTGACTATTAAGTCAGAGGTACTTAAAAAGATAACAACAGAAGCAATTCTAGATAGCCGTATGCCGGTACTAGGATTACACCTTGAGGGTGAGAATTACGTGGTTCTATTAGAGGAGGATTTCTTTGAGTTACGTAACTCAGTAAAAGGTGAATAGTGCGATACAGTGATGACCCGTCTTGGACGTGGCGATATGAAGCGAAGTGTAGGGGCGAAGACACGGAGTTATTTTTTCCTCCTAGAGACAAAGCTTTATATAAGCCAATAGCTGACAAGGCAAAGGCTATCTGTTGGGGCAAAGATGGTGGGCCAGTGTGCCCAGTTAGACAAGAGTGCTTAAAAGAGGCTATACTAAATAATGAGCCGCATGGAATTTTTGGTGGGATGTCTCATCGAGAACGCAACGCTGCTCAACGAAAGTATACTAAAAAAAATATGACTTTAGATACCTGGTTAGAAAAAGAGGGTGGAAAGTATGGCAAGACCTAAGACTATAGCTAGTAAAGATTTAAAAGCATTTTTGGAAACAAAAAAGCGTGAGACTAGACTTATGGGGCATATAGAACGCCACGTATTGTCTAAGCCCTTTGATAAACGATCTCAAGATCACATTCACCCATCAGATATCATTAAACCTGATTGGTGTGCTTTTGCACAGTACCACGCATTGTTAGGAAACTATCAAGAGACTCGGGATAAAACCCCTGCTCGTCTTGCATCTATCTTTGCTGAGGGTCACATTATCCACGCTAAGTGGCAAGATTGGCTACGTGAGATGGGTGTTCTTTACGGTAAATGGAACACTGGTAAAAAATCTAAGTGGGCTGTCTCAGCAAAGGTTACAAAGTCTGCACGATATGCAGAGGTGCCTTTAACAAGTTCTAAGCACATGATGTCTGGACACGCTGATGGTTGGGTAAAAGGTATTGGGGAAGACTTTCTAATTGAGATTAAATCAATTGGTTCTGGAACCTTACGCTTTGAGGCACCGGCTATTCTTTCTCAGGCTGATAACAATATTGAAGATGCTTGGAAGAGCATTAGAACACCTTTTAGAGCGCACCAGTTACAAGGGCAGGTTTACCTTCACCTTTGTCATCTAATGGTTGAGGAAGGGCTACTAGAGACTGCGCCAAATGAAATTGTATTTATCTATGAACTTAAAGCTAATCAGGACTACAAAGAATTTGTTGTTGCCTACAACCCAGAGTTTACTGCTGAGATCTTTGATAAAGCTTTAGATGTTGTCTGGGCTGTAAATAACGAACGTCCTCCAGTATGTAGTATTGACCCAATCAAGGGTTGTAAGCGTTGCGCTCCTTTTAGGGGGGGAAATGTCAATTAGTAGAACTGTCTTATCTGCAATCAATGGGCTTGGGTTTAGCTTAACGGCTAAGCCTGAATATGATATCCCTACCCTTCCCAGGGATATCACGGAGCTGGACGATGAGGGCCTTATGGACCTCTTCGTTCAGTTCACGCAATGGAACGATCATTTAGCTGGAGCTCAAGCAATTGCTATTATCAATGAGCGAGAAGCTCAACGAGAATTAGACAACCAAGAGGCTGCATCTATGATCTCTAATTGGACTGGGGCAAAGGGTGATCGAATTACTTTGATCAAAGCTCAGATTGCTTCTACAAAAGAAATTAAAGATCTTGCTTACGAGCTAGATGTAAAGTATGCCTTTCGTAAACTAATTGAGACTAGAACTCTTAATGTTGAGAGAGACTCAGCAGTAGTCTCTCGTGAGCTAACCCGCCGCACATCAGATGGTGGTGGGCTTAGAGCAAGAAGGAGAAACTTTACAACATGACTGGCTTACCCGAGGATGCAAGAAGTGCCGAACAAGAGAAACGTGGTGAAGGTTAGGATGGAACATGCCAAGTCAATCTCGTAAACATAGGGGGTATAGGTCACAAAAAGTTGTGGCCAATTACCTTGTTGAGCATGGGTTTCCTTTTGCAGAAAGCACCGGTGCGGGTAGGCCCGGCACAGACGTTACTGGTACAGTTGGTATTGATTGGGAAGTAAAAGCTCGCAAAGATTTTAGCCCTGGAGCCGTTATGAAGCAGCTTAAAGAACGGGGGGAAACAGGAATACTACCTGTTGCTGTACTACGCTTAAACGGGCAGGGAGAGGCCTCTATAGGGGAGTGGGTAGCTATGCTCAGACTAGAAGATTTTGTTAAATTAATTAGGGATGCCGAATACGGTGACCCAGTAGCATAAATAGTGTAGTGTATTCCTAGGTGGGCACCGAACCCAAAGGACTACAAATCGTGATTGACAAAGAAGAAGAAAAGATTTTGCGCGTAGGCGCCGGATCTAATGCACAATCAGTAGGTTCAGCTATTGCACACGCACTTTACGAGTCTCCACAAGTAAAGCTACGTGCTGTAGGAGCTTCAGCAGTAAATCAAGCAGTAAAAGCAATAGCCATAGCTAGAGGATACGTAGCCCCTAGAGGACTAGATCTTACTTGCCGCCCAGGTTTTGCAACCGTGGAATCAAGAGATGGATCTATCTCCGCAATTGTTTTTACTATTGAAGTAAGTTAATCTAATAGAGATCTCTAACAGTTAGGTGTTAAAAAATGGCAAGTTCAGATATTGATGCTGCTTTAGCCGGATCGGCAAAGCAAGGACGTACACCGATGGGTAAAGATGGACGCAAGTTCTCTTCTCCATCTGCATCTCCAACAGCAGGTACTTTAGTTCCTAAAAAGGGAGCGCAAGCTGCAGACCCAACTGGTTCAAAAGGCACACCACGTGTTAATGTTCCAGCAGCTCCTGGCGGAGAACGCATTGGTGCAGCGTATTCAGTTAAAGTTAATTACATGAAGCCAACAGATCCAGCAGCAGGTATGACACAGGCCAACGGTCGAATTATATCTCCATCTGTTGTACGAAGCACTGAAAGTTTTTCAGAAGGTGTTGGCACTTCATACTAAAATAGTATATACTGATATTAGGGCCTAATAAACTGGGCCCTAATACAGTTCTACCGGGGGGTAAGTAATATGAGTTTAGATTTTTTGTATGCAGAAGCAAAAGAAAAAAGTACACTTGTCGTAGGCAAGTGTGTAGTAGGGCAATGGGCTTTGTCTTTGCCAGAAAAAGACCAAGAAGCATTTAAGTTATCTTTAAATGATGATGATTTTTCTACACGAAGTTTATTTGATATATACAAAAATGCAGGGGCCTCTTTTGGCCTAACATCACTCGGAGAACATAGAAGAGGCGGATGCGGATGTCGTTAGCAGATGATTATAATTTAATAAAGAATGCAATAGTGGATCTTGATATCCCTGATAATCAAGTTGCACCTGCATGGATACCGGTACAACCAGCCAAACCTACAGTTGTTAAGCCACGTAAGCGTGCGGCACCGTCGCTAATTAGTAGCGATTGGAAAGTTGCCGTTGCTTTGCCAGACCCACAGATTGGCTATCGTAGGTTTGATGATGGTACTCTAGAACCTTTTCATGATGAACAGGCTATGGATGTTGCCCTACAGATTGTTGCTTTAGACCATGGACATCCTCTTGCACAGGTAATTAATCTAGGTGACTACCTAGACTTACCTATGTACGGAAAGTACGAACAAGAAGCCGCCTTTGCTTGGACTGCACAGATGGCGGTAGATCGTGGACACCTGTTCTTAGCACAGCAACGTGCTGAAGCAGGAGAGCACGCACGTATTATTCTTCTTGAAGGAAACCACGACAAGAGACTTAATCTATTTATGATGAGAAATGCTGCAGCAGCTTACGGCTTGCGTGTAGCTAACGTTCCAGACTCATGGCCAGTTATGAGTTTACAAAACTTACTGCGTTGTGATGAGCTAGGTGTAGAGTTTATTGATGGCTATCCAGCAGCCTACCACTGGATTAACAAACGACTTCGTGCTATACACGGAGACAGAGCTAACTCATCTGGTTCAACAGCCGCCCAGTATACAAACGCACATCCAAATATTTCTACTTTGTATGGTCACTCACACCGTATGGAGCAGCAGAGTAAAACTTTGTTTGATCGAGATCAAGCACTTAAGAGCGTGGCTTTTAGTCCAGGCTGTCTATGTCGAGTAGACGGGGCAGTACCTAGCGTAAAATCAGGTCTTGACTCAGACGGTAAGTCATTACAGTACTTTGAGAACTGGCAACAAGGGGTAAGTGTTATCTACTATAAAGACGGATATGACGACTCATTTCACTTTGACCAAGTCCATATTCATAAAGGTAAGACAATGTATCGCGGTAAAGAAATTCATTCTAGGGTGGAGGCTATTTAATGGATAAAGAAACTAGTTCTGAAATGGAGCTGGAGACGGCTCGGGTGTTGGAGAAGGCGGCACAGAAAGCTCTGGCAAAGGCGTTGGAGTTAAAGAAGGTTCAGGAACTACGAGTAGCCCTTCAACCTAATACAGAGCCGATTTGAGTGCGTTCATTAGTTAAGCGCTGCTTCCAATGCTTCCACCTTCGCGGTTAAATCTTGAATAGCCTTGACTATGGATTGTTCTGTTGGAACTTCACCTTCAACTTTAGCATATGTAGACTTAACTACAATGTCTTGACCAGACTGGTTAGCTTCAACCTGTAAGTCCGCTGCTGTCTTAGAGTTAACATCAACTGCTGCAAAG